TGCTTAAGCCACCATTTAATGGTGTCCCGATCAATGACTCCGCCAGCAGTTTCCAGATCGATAGTCTTACTAAATTCGGGTCCCATATCTCCGGTTTGCGGATCGAAAAATATTGCACCTATTGAGATGATCGGGGCGTCAGGATTTTTTCCCATGGTTTCAAGGTCGATCATTAGATGGTCACACGTCCTGCTGGTGGATGTGATAACGTGATGACCATTCACCGTAATTAAGGGATCTGCCGTCTCGCCAGTTTCACTATCGCTGGCGTGGTCCTGAGCGCTGCCAGCATTCTCCTTGTGTGGATGTTCAGCGCCTTCCATTTTCTCCGAATCGTCTTCCTGAACTTCAACCTGGTTCTTGTCATCGAATGTTTCCTGGTATGTTGCGTCGCCCATCACCGCGCCACAATCAGGGCAGTTGCCGCCGCCGGTCTGACCGCAGGCGGTGCAGACTTTTTCCGGTTCCTGTTGCGCTACTGGTCCAGGTTGTTTCGTTTCTGGCTCGTTTTGTAACGCATTTGGGCTGTTTTGTTCCGCTTTCTGGCCGTTCTGTTCCGTTTCTTGCTGGTTCTGATTCACTGAATCGCAGGTTTCAATCCCCTTCACCCATTTCGGATCATTCGGGTCGCTAATCCCTGCAACAAATTCACCACGTGATACAGCAAGCAACTTATTGGCGTCAGGCTGGCTGATATTGGCTGCCTGCATAATTTTGTTTACTTCGTCAGCGGTAACTTTTACCGGCTCTGGTTGTGCGATCGTGTCAGATGCACCAGTATTTTGTTGTGAACCTGAGTACGTGCCGTTTTTACGTGCGAAGTATTCCTCTTTTGTGATTTCCGTAGCTCCCAGGGCCAGTGCTTTTTCCAGACCAGAAAGTTTGTTTGCGCGACCGTATTTTTCGCCACCCTTGTCGGTGAAAAGGAAGTAGAACGGTCCCTCACGCTCTACAGATGGTTCGTCTTCCACTTCGCATTCGGTTTTTTCGTTGTCCGGCATTGCCGTTTCCACTGCATCAGTTTCTGGTACTGGTGACGGGAGAGTACCAGCTGTGCCCTGATTTGTTCCTTCGTCATCTTCAAACACGCCCTTGGTAGTCAGGTATTCAGTGATGTATTTGTTCAGTGCTACGGGATCTTTGTGAATGTCGATCGGACGCTCGCGGACAAGGCCAAAAATAGTCTGACGGTCGTAGCGAACGGCATCGGGTTGTTTGCGCATTGATGCGGAAATGCGCTTCCAGTCTTCGCGATCTTTGTCGATAACTTCATTTTTTGCCCAGCGATGGATGCTGCCGTCAATGTTTCCGGTATCAATATCGCCAGGCCAGAGAGCGTAGGCCAGTTCTTCATCCAGCGTTTTCCATGTCTGCTTGTATTCGCGACAAATGGCGGCAGTGACTGGGTTGATTTTTCCTGCTGAGTTTTCAGTGTTCTGTTGATTGACTCTGGCGCTGGCGAGATCAACAACAGACGTGTATTTTCCAGTCTCTTTGCGCTCTGCGTCCTGCCGTTTTTTCCAGTTACGTAATTCAGCCTGAATTTCGGGCCATTTGGCACCCGGATTACATTTGTGTTTAACCCATCCGATAGCGAACAGTTTGCGTTCCGGATACATAGCGTTAATTTCAGGCGTTTTCATCAGTGCTTCAACGATATGCCCGTCAAAGGTAGCAACGTCTTCCTGCAGTAATTCCTGCGCGTCAATCGCCATATCAACGGTGATGTTTTCACATGTACCGAACTTAACCAGGACCGCGTTCTGTACTTCAAGGGACAGCTTGTCAAAATTGACGTTCATCGGATCGGATTCTGGTTCGACCGGAATAAAGGAAGCGGATTCCTCATCCCAGCGGTTTTCCTGCATATATTCAGCATCCCAGGAATCGAGGGCAGGGCGGGGTATACCGGGTTTATCCTCGCAAACAAGAAATTTATAAGCGCAGTCCTGAGCAGCCGGATAATGTTCCAGGAATTGCCAGTGAAATTTTGCGCGGGCGCGACGTTCATCACCGGCTTCAATGGCAGTGGCTACAGCGACGGCACCTTCTTCCTTTATTGCCTGTTCGTCCGGAATGGCGGCGCAAATAAAGACTTTACTCATTTTGTTTTACCTCATTACAGATTTAAGGGTGAACAAATCCCTGCCATTGCTGGCATATAAAAATGAAACTGGATATTAATTACGGCGCTGTTTTTAATCCTGCCGGGATTTCGTTATTGTCCATGTGAATAACTTTATCGACCGGATAACAGTTACCGGGAATTTTCTGTTCCGCTGCGGCAACCATGCATTCTTTCATTGAGCCGTATACGCCAGTAACCATGTCAACCGGTTCACCGGAAACAAGAAAAACCGTCAGAACAAGTGCAAATGTAGTATTCATTGCCAGCATCCTTTTTGCATCAGGCGTAAACGGGCCAGCATTGAAACAATGCATATTTTATTTAATAGCTCCCGTTCTTGTTTTCTCTTGTTAATGGCATCTTCAGTAAATACTGGGTTACTGATAGTGACACCAATTTCAAAACAACCTTCAGACGTATTAACGTTTGGTAATAACGTTTCCATTATCGCGTCCTCAACAATGAATTTTGTGATGCGGTGCTTGGTGCCTCCAGGTGACGTTAACCAGTTAACAATTAACGCCGGATACAGAGAATCCACCCATAACACTGTTTTTAGCTTTAACTGTTCCGCGTGCGCTTAGCCGCATTCACTGCATCACAAAATTCACTTTAAAAAGGGCGGACATCAGTTCATGGGCAAACAGATGCCGCCAAACGTCACCAGAAAATTGATAACAGAGGGCGTTGCAGCGGGGTTGTCACTTAAGCGTATGGTCAACCTGACAACCCGGTGTCCTCAACGGGGAAGGAATAACCCCGCCATACTTACCGCCGCGCCATTTCGCGGATTGCCACAACCGGAAGCGCACGGTCGACGAAAATTTAACGACAGGCTATCTATGAACCAGCTACCTCGCCGTGCGCTTTCGCGTTATGGTCTGACTTTTCAGGGAAATATCCTTTCAGTAAACTGTCAGTGCCGGATGCTCACCCGTGTCCGGCGCACGCACTCCACCTCACCCGTGGAGAACTCCTTAATCACCAACCCTCAGGAGGGTGAAATGTCGACTGAAAATGATGAAATCATTAACTCCCTGATACGCCAGATTAATAATTTTGATAAAGCATTGCAGCATGCTGCGGCGCGTAGTGATATAACTCTTTTAGCAATTTCATTTCTTGCATCTGTAATGGATAAAAATGAAGTCGTACGACAGAGTCTTGTTGATTATATCGACTCGCTTCAACCAGGCACTTTCAATCATGAGAGCTTCAATCATGAGAAAGAGCATGTTAAATCTGTAATTAATTCTCTTGTTTTGAATCAAAAGAATTAATGCTTTTTGTTGCAAGGTAATTTTCAAGGGGTTCTATTCGAATCCCTTTCTTTTTCATTAACAAGCCAAACCCCTTATCAATGATGTCCATTAGATCCAGGAAGTATTTTTCATGTAAATCCAGGTTATCAGAGAGCTGCTTCTCTTCGTACAGACCGATAAAGGCACGACGCACGTTACCGGATATAGTATCGATGGTTTCTTTTTCTACGGTACTCAGGTCAAGAGTCGCCAGTTGGGAACGAACTATATTCGCTGCCATTTCCTGGAATTGCATTGGTAAATCTTTAAATTCCATTATTAGCCTCGTTGGTTAGCTATTAACGCGGGCATGTAATCATTCTGGCAATGCTTAATGCCGCTGCTTTTTCCAGCCTGGTGATATCCTGCTCCAGAGCGGACAGATTTTCAGCCTGCTTAGCCCTGGCTTCATTGGCCCATTTCAGATCCTGCGCTGCATTAATTTTCTGGCGCATCCACTCATAAAGTTCATCATCGGTATAGTCTGGCGCGATGATGACGGGTTCTCGTTTCTGCATACTGATTCCTCGCGGTGCTGCTTCGCTTATCAGCCGTTAGTTTTTGCCGAGCTGGAAAGCGCCTGTTTAAACTCACTGAAGCTGAGAGCTTTTTCGCCTTCGGCAAGGCCTTCGAAGTATTCTTCGTAAGCCTTTTCCATGATTGTGTCGAAATCCATATCACTCACCTGAGTTTCTTTCCAGCCAGCGACGCGCGCCAGCTTCGGTTTTAAACGTTTTGCTTTTGGTATACGTCATCGCGGTGAACGTGCCGTCCTGGTTGGGAAACACGCCGCACACCAGATATTCGTTGTTGCCAAGATCGATAGTATCCATGCTGACCTCATTTCCCCTTAACGCCGGGGTAGCGGAACTGTTTGCTGAGAACACCGTGCGGTGTCTTGATGAATGAAATTTAGAATAACCTAAGGTGGGTGGTCAAGATTTTTATGTAGAAAAACCTAAGTTTTTTGATGTAAAAGACACAAGTGTTTGAAAGTTTGTGCTTTTTATTACAGGGTGTGGAGAAAAAAGGGGATTATTTGTTTGCGCTTCTTTTGCGAGCTTTGAGTAGTTCTTCAAAAAGTTTGTTGAAATTTTCAACTCGAGCACGCATCTCTGACAACAGGGCCTTTTGCTCTGACTCAGGCAGTGCGTCGAACAGTTGAAGTAACTCTTTTTGATCTTCTGTCAGAATGGCTGGCTGATTATCCGGGATCGGTTCGCCTGGTTGTTTATCTTCATCCCCAAAAAGAAGCCAAGTCGGTGAGCACTGAAGCGCTTGGCTCAGTGCGAATAATCTTTTCCCCGCCGGCTGTGTTTCATCTCTTTCCCATTGAGAAATTGTTACGTGAGCCACTTTGACCAGCTTACCTAATGCGGCCTGAGACAGTTTTAATTTTTTACGCCTATGTAAGAGGCGAGCACCGAAGGTTTCGTTTTTCATATTAGGGAATTCTAATTTTTCTTGACTTAGGTTTCTCTACGATCTAGTTTCCTTAGGAAAATCTAAGGAGATCGATATGTTGAAAATTGATGCTATAGCGTTTTTTGGCAGCAAAACAAAGCTTGCCAATGCCGCAGGAGTTAGGCTGGCAAGCATTGCTGCATGGGGGGAACTGGTTCCTGAAGGTCGCGCGATGCGCCTGCAAGAGGCATCTGGCGGGGAACTTCAGTACGACCCCAAAGTTTATGACGAATATCGTAAGGCAAAGCGGGCGGGGCGGTTGAACAATGAAAATCACCCCTGAACAGGTTTGTGAAGCTCTGGATGCCTGGGTATGCCGACCAGGAATGACACAGGAGCAGGCGACGATATTAATCACAGAGGCCTTCTGGGCTCTGAAAGAACGCCCGAACATCGATGTTCAACGCGTCACGTTTGATGATGGCGCGGTTGATCAACGGGCGCTGGGCGTTAACCGGGTGAAGATATTCGAACGCTGGAAAGCTATCGACACCAGGGATAAGCGGGAAAAATTCACGGCGCTGATTCCGGCAATTATGGAGGCTATCCGGATCAGCGATTTCAGGTTGTATTGTGAAATTACTGACGGAAAAAGCATTACGTACATGATTGCCGGGTTAAACAAAGAATATGGCGATGTGGTGGAGTCCGGGCTGCTTTTTGCGGATCCAGCTGTTGTGGAACGTGAGACTGACGAGCTTATAGAAAAAGCTATTGCTTTCAAGCACGCTTATCGTCAGCAATACCAATATTACTTTGCAGATAAACAAATGTCTGCCAGGGGGTCGTATGAGTATCGATGCACTACGATGGGCTAAAAAGGTGAAAACCGGCAGTTCATCCAGTAAGTCAGTATTGACCTGGCTTGCTGATATGTGCGGTGCCGATTTGTGTGCATACCCGTCTGTATCTGCCCTGGCAGAAGTAACGGAACTGAACAAAAAGACTGTGCAGGACAGCTTACGACACCTGATGGAGATTGGGTTAATTGTTGATACCGGTGAGAGAAAAGGCAGAACAAAGCAAATTGTGGTGTACCGACTTATCGGTGTAGAAGAAAGTGTTGCCGAGCCTGAATACACCCAAAAACGGGAGTCTTTAAAGGTGGGTAAAATTGGTGCTGTTAATAAAAACAGTACCGAAAATGGTTATGTTTCAGCACAAAACAGACCCAAAAACGGAACTTTTAGCTGCATGGAAAATAACCAAAGACACCCAAATTTTCCATCAAAGACACCCAAAAACGGATCACGGAACCCAAAGGAACCCAAAGATCTAACCCCCACACATAACGCACGCGAGAGTGCTCCGACCAGTGAGCAGGAAGTTTTGTCGTTACAGCCAGCACCCTCTGTATTCCTGGATGGCCTGAGCGAACCCATCGGAAAATTTCCGATGATCGATAGCTGGTATCCGTCACGGGATTTTCGACGACGGGCTGCGTTGTGGGGGATGGCTTTGCCGGAGACAGAATTTACACCTGCTGAACTTGCCGCCTTCCGGGACTACTGGGCAGCGGAGGGGAAAGTATTTACGCAGATTCAGTGGGAGCAGAAATTCGCCCGTCACGTAAATCACGTCAGGGCGCAGGTTAAACCAGTCAGCAAGGGAGTAAACCATGCAGCAGCACCAGGTGGCACCGCATCACGGGCAGTTCAGGAAATTCGGGCAGCACGTGAGCAGTGGGAACGTGAAAACGGATTTATCAGCGACGGAAACGGCCTGGAAGCTGTGGGAACTCATGGGGGTGGTTTATTCGAACCGCTGGACCCAGAAGAATGGGGCCGCACCTTCGAAGCTCTGGATTGCACAGATTGGTGCGATGACTGAGCAGCAAATCCGACAGGTCTGCCGCCAGTGCATGGACCGCTGCCGGGCGGGTGAAACATGGCCTCCGGACCTGGCTGAGTTTGTGGCGCTGATTTCTGAAAGCGGAGCCAATCCATTCGGTCTGACGGTGGATGCCGTGATGGAGGAGTACCGTCGCTGGCGCAACGAGTCCTGGCGATACGACGGGAGCGATAAATACCCGTGGTCTCAGCCTGTGCTGTATCACATTTGCCTCGAGATGCGTTCAAAGGGGATTGAGCGGCAGATGACCGAAGGGGAGTTAAAACGGCTTGCAGAACGGCAGCTGACGAAATGGGCAAAGCATGTTAGTAACGGCCTGAGTGTTCCGCCTGTCCGGCGACAACTGGCAGCACCCAAACGTCCTGCGGGACCAACGCCAATTGAGTTGCTGAAACAGGAATATGAACGCCGGAAAGCGGCTGGGTTTGTCTGATTTGAGAAGTAATTTTTACCGGGAGGAAATTTATGGAGACTGTTTTTGACGCACTGAAAGCGATGGGAAAAGCCACATCGGTAGAGCTGGCTGCGCGACTTGATATCAGTCGTGAAGAAGTGCTGAACGAGCTGTGGGAACTGAAAAAGGCTGGCTTCGTTGATAAAAGCGTATACACCTGGCGTGTGGCTTATAACAACGTTCAGCAGGAACAGCCAGCGCGGGCAGAACTGCCGGAAGAAACCACCACGGCAACAGTCGCTAAAATTTCGGAGAGCGATTTAACTGCGACGATTGAACAACGTGGACCACAAACGGCGGATGAACTGGCTACGCTGTCCGGTACCACATCCCGCAAAGTAGCTTCAACGCTGGCAATGGCAATCAGCAAAGGTCGTCTGATTCGTGTAAACCAGAACGGTAAATTTCGTTACTGCATACCGGGTGATAATTTACCAGCAGAGCCGAAAGTTGAATCGGTAGCGGAAACCGATGGTAAAGCCTTTCCTCAGCCAGCAGGTGTTGCGTTACCAGTACAGGAAGTTGCAACACAGGAAGATATTAAAATAGAAACTGTGGCTGATATTGTGCAATCGTTGCCATCGTTTACTGAAACGCGAGCGGATGACCTGGTTTTACCATCGCTGCATATGGCAAACCGCGAATTGCGTCGGGCGAAAAATCATGTCCAGAAGTGGGAGCGTGTCTGCGCCGCGCTGCGGGAGCTGAACAAGCACCGGGATATTGTCCGACAGATTGTCGATTCCTCCAGTCGTATTGTGTCGGAAAAGTGATTGCCGGGGGCGCTTATGGCAAAAGTATTTACACAAGAAGAGCGAGAAAAAATTAAAGGGCAGGTTGTTGAACTGGTACGCCGGAGTGGACGCGAGACGTTACGGCAACTGGAAGCCAAGACAGGTGCGACAAGATATCTGATGAGCGTTCTCGCCAGAGAGCTGGTTGCCAGTGGCGATGTATACAACTCTGGTTACGGGTTATTCCCGTCTGAACAGGCTCGTAAGGACTGGCAAAATGCCCGCAAAAAACTCACTAGGGCAAGGGCGAAGAAACCCGCTGTGGTTGATCCGGGCCTTATCTGGTCATTAGATGACGGAGAAATACGTCGCTACGACAGGCGTCATAATATAATTTGTAATGAGTGCCGTAACAGTGAAGTGATGCAGAGAGTTTTGATATTTTGCACAGGAGTAATGATGGAGCAGTGAAAACAATATGAAATCTTTAGCTTCTGGTATTGTAACAGATGGGAAAAGTGTAGATATATGGAAATTGCATAGCAATAATTCGCAGCATGGATGCTATTCGTATGTTGATAAAGTGGTCCCAGTATGCGAGTGTAAGAGTTGAACCAGTTCCAACTAAGAAATTGGGGGGATAATATAGAAGGTGGCTAAGTGAATGTGGTTATGATTATCTGAAAAACAAATGGAATATTTTAATGGGTCTAAGAACACAGCAATGCACAAATTAGGGGTTATCTTTTACTGTGCTTATTAATATGCTCAATGACCCATTAGGATTGATGTCAGTTATGTTAGCCAGAGTGATAAAGTGATTATATCTCTGCTGTTATATGCTGAAATGAATAATACTATTCCAGAGTGCAGCAGCGAAAGTCTCCTGATGATTGAGTTCTGGAAATTGTACGACAGAAAAATTACTATATTTTTCTGCTAAAATATTTTTCAAAACAGATTCTGCTTTAATGGCTTCAGGATATAAAGATGTGGAGTAATCAAGGCTAAGATCTCCGCTAAGTAAGCATATACTTTTAGTATGCTTTGATTCTGGCATGTCATTTTTTATGATCTTGATGATTCTTTCATCCTGCCATAGAAGTGATGGTGCTGAGATATAATAATAGTTAAAACATGAATTGTTTTTTAAACAATCAAGAACAAAAATAGCACCTAGTGAGTGTCCCCATATACCGAGTTTTGAGGATGTCGGAACAATGGTGCTGACCCAGGGCATGATCTGAGTTAGCAATAACTCTCGGAAACTCTGACTTCCTCCACCAGTGAAGTAGATCCATGCTGGTTTGGAGTTATCAATAATAGCATTTTCACCACCAGGAGTGTAATCGTAAGCACGGCGGTGAATATTAAGCTTATCCAAAGATTCGTAACTCAGTGTAACTAACACTGGTGGATTGGGTAGTGCATCAATAACAGGAAGAATATCAGAAATGTTATTGTTGGCGCTATTTCCATCAAGTATATAAAGAGTTGTATTATTTTTTTTAATGTTTTTTGGAGTAAAAACGCATATTTTATATTTTGTGTCATAGTTAATTGAGTTAAATATGCGTGTTTGACAATGAATGTCCATGTGTTTAGTCATACGTTCTCCCCATGAGCATTAAAGGATTATTAAGATATGCTATGTCACTGATGAACAATTTGTTGTATGAATCTAGGTTTTTTATCTACCTCCATTATGATTTAATCGCTGATATATGTTATCAGCAAAGGTACATCGTTACTGTTTTACTTGTCAATACATTTGATATTGATTCTCGTTCGCATCGTTTGTTCAGGGATTTGAAGACAGATAACTGCTATGTCAATGAACCAACCCACAGTCCAACGTACTTCAGCAAAATATGGCGTCGGGATATAGCACCCTGATATTCACCACGGCAAACACACGCCGAGAGTGTTTTTTTATCGTCGTATGTACGTGCACATCTGAATAATGGCAGGCGAATGTGATAGCCGAAAAGCTCACCGTGCGGTGATCCGGTAGTTTCACCCTGTACGTCTCATAACCCGATGATTGAGACCTTAAGCAAAACAATAACAAGGGAGCGTCATTATGACCACTCAAACTGATTTCATATTGGCGATGTAATGGGAAGTTAAGTAGAATGGCTGCGGGTGCTTGAGGCTATCTGCCTCGGGCATGAACACCAACGGCAGATAGAGAAAAGCCCCAGTTAACATCACGCGTCCGGCAAGACGCTTAACATTAATCTGAGGCTCAATCCATGCTGAACACATGTAGGTTAGCCTCTTACGTGCCGAAAGGCAAGGAGAAGCAGGCTATGAAGCAGCAAAAGGCGATGTTAATCGCCCTGATCGTCATCTGTTTAACCATCATAGTGACGGCACTGGTAACGAGGAAAGACCTCTGCGAGGTGCGAATCCGAACCGGCCAGACGGAGGTCGCTGTCTTCACAGCTTACGAACCTGAGGAGTAAGAGACCAGGCGGGGGAGAAATCCCTCGCCACCTCTGATGTGTCAGGCATCCTCAACGCACCCGCACTTAACCCGCTTCGGCGGGTTTTTGTTTTTATTTTCAACGCGTTTGAAGTTATTGACGGTGTCGGAATAGAATCAAAAATACTTAAGTAGCGCGCAGGGATAAGAGGGATGGTCCCTTAACGGGGAGAGCTAATTATCCGGAAGGATTCTGATGATGAACATCGAAGAACTGCGTAAAATTTTTTGTGAAGATGGCCTCTATGCTGTGTGCGTTGAAAATGGAAACATTGTTAGTCATTACCGCATTCTGTGTTTGCGAAAGAATGGGGCTGCGTTAATTAATTTTGTGGATGCTCGGGTCACGGACGGATTTATCTTGCGCGAAGGTGAGTTTGTCACTTCATTACAGGCATTGAAAGAGATCGGAATAAAAGCTGGCTTTTCTGCTTTTTCAGAAGAATAAACTCATCTACAATCTTGCGCGGGGCTGAACTCCCGCTGAGTAACACCGTGCCACCGGAGAAAACCGATGGCACGCAACGCAAAATATTACAATCATAATAATTCGACCGTTCTTGCCTGCACGCACGAGCGGTATCCTCACACATTCAAATCTGACTGGTATCAGCACGACCCCTGCACCGAAGAACAGGCCGAGTGGCTGATTCAGAACTACCGCAGACGTGGGTATGAGTTTAGGAAAGCCCTCAGCCTCGATTATCGTCTCTGGATAATCTACGTCAGACTCCCTTATTCCGAACGCCCACCGCGTCCGTCCCGCACATTCCAGCAACGGATCTGGAGGTAACGTGCGGGTATTACTTCGATCTGTTCCGGTACCGGAACTTGGGCTGGTGGTCCTTAAGCCTGGTCGTGAATCCATGCAGGTATTCCGCAGCGGTCGTGTACTGGTGGAGCCGGAACCGAAAAGCATGCGCGGTCTGCCGTCCGGAGTCGTTCCTGCCGTTCGCCAGCCATTGGCGGAGGATAAATCACTACTGCCATTTTTCAGCGATGAGCGGGTGATTCGTGCTGCTGGCGGTGCTGGTGCGCTGTCTGACTGGCTGTTACGCCACGTTAAATCCTGCCAGTGGCCTCATGGTGACTATCATCACAGTGAAATCGTCATACATCGTTACGGTACCGGCGCGATGGTGTTGTGCTGGCACTGCGACAACCAGCTGCGTGACCAGACCTCCGAATCACTCGGGCAACTTGCTCATCAAAACCTGTCAGCATGGATGATTGACGTCATACGCCATGCAGTGAATGGCACGCAGGAGCGGGAATTATCGCTGGCTGAATTGTGCTGCTGGGCTTCTGTAAATGATGTAGTGGATGCCATGACCGAAAATATGGCGCGTCGAATCCTGAAGCTTCCGAGTGAAAAAATCCGCTCAGTATACCGCGAGAGCGACATCGTACCGGGAGAGCAGACCGCCATCAGCATACTGAAGCAGCGCACAAAAAATATTGCGCCGTTGCCTCACGCCCACCAGCAACAGAATCCACCACAGGAAAAGACGGTGGTCAGCATTGCCGTTGATCCGGAGTCACCGGCTCAGTATCTCCAGCGCCAGAAACCACAACGGGAAGATATGCCTGTATACACGCGTTGGGTAAAAACGCAGAAATGCATGACGTGTGGCAATCAGGCAGATGATCCGCATCACATCATTGGTCATGGACTGGGAGGGATGGGAACAAAGGCTGATGATGTGTTTGTTATTCCGCTGTGCCGTAAATGCCATAGCGAACTACACGCCGGGGTAAAAGATTTTGAAGAAAAACACGGCAGCCAGCTGTTGTTGCTGATTCGTTTTTTAATGCACGCGAGAAATTCGGGTGTCCTGAAGTGGAAAGCATGAATGACTGAACGCATAGAATTTGTTTTGCCTTACCCGCCAACGGTGAACACTTACTGGCGACGTCGTGGCAGCACATATTTTGTATCAAAAGCCGGTGAGCGTTATCGCCGGGATGTGGCGCTTATTGTTCGCCAGCAGCGGCTGAAATTAAACCTGTCCGGAAGGCTGGCGATAAAGATTATTGCAGAGCCACCGGATAAACGTCGTCGTGACCTGGACAATATCCTGAAAGCACCACTGGATGCGCTGACGCATGCCGGACTTCTCATAGACGACGAGCAGTTTGATGAAATCAATATTGTGCGCGGTCAGCGCGTTCCTGGGGGGCGGCTGGGCGTGAAGATTTACAAAATTGAGAGTGAGTGATCGTAAATATGATATATCCGGAAATTACAGGCAAAAGCGGCGAGCATTTACGTCTAAAAACGCTGGAAGCCGTCTGGATCCAGGGGAAATTACGGATGTGGGGGCGTTGGTCGTATATAGGTGGTGGCAAACCAGGAAATATGTTCAATCAGTTGCTGGCATCCAAAAAACTGACAAAAACCGCGGTCAATGAAGCCCTGCGTAGAATCAGGGAGTCAGGGATTGATAAACCAGAGCTGGAAGCATTCTTGCGAGAGATGATCGCTGGCAGACAGAAGAGCTGGTTGTCTCACTGTACTGATGCAGAGGCGTTACGCATTGATGGGGTGATAAGTAAAGTGCTTGCACGTTATCCTGGATTGATTGATATCCTGCGGCAAAGGTACGAAGGGCGGGGGATGAGTAAACGCAAAATGGCTGAATTGTTGAATGAGGTGCACCCGGAATGGTGTTTTAGTACATGCGAAAAGCGAATTGCTAATTGGTTGGCTGTTGCTGAATATGCGCTATACATCCCTATGCGAGAATCGTTTGCTCAAAAAATGTCTTGATTTTTTACGCATAAACTGTTTCAATCCAGCTACGCTTCGCAAAGCTATACCGCGAGGCGAATAGCAGACATGGACACCTGAAAGAACCCGCTTTATGCGGGTTTTTTTGTGCCCGAAAAGCGGTACAGGACGTTAAATGCGCTGGTGGTTGCGAATGCCGGTCTTTCAGCTTGCTGGCTTTTTCGACAAGAGGTATTGGTATGTCACGTTAACCGGAAAAGGGAAAAAGGCATGCTAAAACAGCAGGATATGACCGAAACCGCCAGAGTGGTGTTTAATGAATTAAGCGTCACCGAACCGGCGACCGTCGGGGAAATTGCGCAGAATACTTACCTTTCACGCGAACGCTGCCAGTTAATACTGACTCAGCTTGTTATGGCGGGTCTGGCAGATTATCAGTTCGGTTGTTACAGACGCCTTCCTCAGTGAAGGTTTTTTAATTTGTGGTAATGGGCGGCTGGTGGGTGTTAGCGGCACCTGCCAGCCATCTGCTCATGCGTTGGGGTCACAAGCAAACCTCAGGCCCATCTGCTTTGCGCAAAAGCGGTATGAGCCTATCAGAGAAGTGCTTATTGATCTATGATTAATACTGTAAAAATATCCAGTTGTGAGTTAATCAACGCTGATTGCCTGGAATTTATCCAGACCTTACCGGAAAACTCTGTCGATCTGATAGTCACAGACCCGCCATACTTTAAAGTGAAGCCCGAGGGCTGGGATAACCAGTGGGAGGGCGACGATGATTACCTGAAATGGCTGGACCAGTGTCTGGCGCAGTTCTGGCGGGTACTGAAGCCTGCCGGAAGTCTTTACCTGTTCTGTGGTCATCGCCTGGCATCTGACACCGAAATCATGATGCGTGAGCGCTTTAATGTGCTGAACCACATTATCTGGGCGAAGCCGTCCGGACGCTGGAACGGGTGCAATAAGGAAAGTCTGCGGGCGTATTTTCCGGCAACAGAGCGCATTCTGTTTGCAGAACATTATCAGGGACCGTATCGCCCGAAAGATGATGGCTATGTGGCACAGGGGCGCGAGCTAAAACAGCACGTCATGGCCCCGCTGATTTCTTACTTTCGTGATGCGCGTAAATCACTGGGAATAACGTCAAAACAGATAGCGGAAGCCACCGGAAAGAAAAACATGGCTTCGCACTGGTTTGGTACCAGTCAGTGGCAGTTACCGAACGAGGGTGATTACAACAAATTGCAGGCGTTGTTTGCGCGTGTTGCGGCAGAAAAACATCAGCGCGGGGAACTGGAAAAGCCACACCACCAGCTGGTCAGCACATACAGTGAGCTGAACCGGCAGTATACGGAACTGCTGAGTGAATATAAAAATTTGCGGCGGTATTTCGGTGTGACGGCGCAGGTTCCGTACACCGATGTCTGGACGCATAAACCGGTGCAGTACTATCCAGGGAAACATCCGTGCGAAAAACCGGCAGAAATGCTGCAGCAGATAATCAACGCGAGCAGTCGTCCGGGAGACCTGGTTGCAGATTTTTTTATGGGTTCAGGTTCAACGGTAAAAGCGGCGATGGCACTGGGGCGTTGTGCGATTGGTGTTGAGCTGGAGACAGGACGTTTTGAACAGACAGTCAGGGAAGTTCAGGATTTAATCGTTTGAAACGGATGAGATTGCAGAATTAATTACGCACCATTATTATTCTGCTCCCGGCCCTTTAGCTCAGTGGTGAGAGCGAGCGACTCATAATCGCCAGGTCGCTGGTTCAAATCCAGCAAGGGCCACCATCACATACCGCCATTAGCTCATCGGCAGAGAGCGTCAGCTTTCGAAACTGGCTGTGTGGGGCTCGGGTCCCCGATGGCAATCCATTATCTGCATTATGCGTTGTTAGCTCAGCCGGACAGAGCAATTGCCTTCTAAGCAATCGGTCACTGGTTCGAATCCAGTACAACGCGCCACGCTTATTTTTCCAGGCTCGCTTTGGCGGGCCTTTTTCATATCCGCGCCCGTTATGAAGCGCCACCGCGTTCTGCTAATGCTGAAGCCCTTCGTCAGCTGACTGATGTTGCAGATACTGATGATACTGTGAATGTGCTGTGTCTGTGTCTGGATATCGCTGACCAGGACGGTATCGGTCAGGAAGAAGAAGCGCAACTGAAGAAAATTGCGCAGGCGCTGCAGTTGCCGCTGGAGCAGTACCTGTGAAAAGTGCGCGCCTTGTGCTGGCTGTCATCCTGTTGTTTCTGGTAGTGGTGGTTGATTTCACCGGACGACTGATATCGGTGCTGGCAGATGGTGTGCTGGTGGCGATGGCGCTGGTCGTGCTCCGGCCTTTACTGCGTAAATCTGAATAACATCACACAAAAGGCATCTGCGGATGCCTTTGACGGGGTGTTTTTTTACGGGTCGCTGGTGGCCCTTTTTTATTTTCAGGAGGAAGTATGTCTGAACCCTTATCCGGTTCCGGCACGGCTGCGGCGCTGGGTGGCGCGACGGTATTCGGGCTGTTTACCGGAATGGATTTCGGGATTGTGTTTGGCGCGTTCGCCGGGGCGTTATTTGTGGCAACGATGCCACAGTCACTTTCAGTCTGGCGCGTGGTGGCACATTTTCTGGTGTCGTTTATTGTCGGCGTGCTGGGAGCGCGTGTGCTGTCAGCCTGGATTGCATCAAAAACAGGGTATGACGGTACATCAGCAGATGCGCTTTGCGCGGTGCTGGTCTCGGTGGTGTCGGTGAAGATTCTCTCGTTCATCCACCAGCAGGATATTGCATCGCTGGTGTCCGGTGTGTTCTCCCGCCTGCGGGGTGGAGGAGGCGGCAATGTTAAGTAACCTTCCCGGATTGCTGAATGTGGCGTTATGCACGGTTATTGTGCTGACGCTCTTTTTTTATCGTCGCCGTGATTCCAGACATAAACCGCTGGTGTCATGGCTGGCCTGGCTGCTGATGCTGCTGTATGCCTTTGCGCCCCTCAGCTATCTGTGTGGTCGCCCGTTAGCAACGGGCTGGCTGGAAGTGTTTTTTAATCTGCTGTTCTGCGTGCTGGTGATACGCGCACGCGGGAACGTCACAAAAATCTTTCCATTGTTGAGGTGAATATGCCGGGTAAATTCAGATTCAGCCGTCGCAGTGAAAAAAATCTGGAGGGTGTCAAACCTCAGCTGGTTGCTGTAGTTCGCCGTGCGCTGGAGCTGACGGAGGTTGATTTCGGTATTACGGAAGGCCTGCGCAGTAAGTATCGCCAGAAACAGCTGGTTGCGGAAGGGAAAAGCCAGACCATGAACAGCCGCCACCTGACCGGTGATGCGGTGGATGTTGTGGCCTACATCGGCAGCCAGGTGTCATGGGAGTGGCCTCTGTACGAGAAAATCGCACAGGCATTTAAGCAGGCTGCCGCAGAGCTGGGGATCGCTATCGAATGGGGCGGGGACTGGAAAACGCTGAAAGACGGACCTCACTTTCAGCTGAAGCGATAAGTAAAACAAAACCCCGGCTGGGGGAACAGTCCGGGGTTTTTAGTTTTCACGTCAAAGGGGAAATTGTGATTAGTGAGTACGGAGAAAATCCTCGTGGGAAAGTATAAAAGATTCTTTTTGAGGTTGTCCATTATGAAAGGTATTGAAATGGAAACTCCCGCGAGCCTTGATTTGACAAGGGCTGCGGCCTTTGCAATTCGCCTTGTGGCGGTCGCTGTTCTGATTTGGGCTGTGCGTTGGTGGTGATATGGCGCGAAAACACTGGACACACAGAATGCCGCGAACGGCGGTGAAACGGGCACTGGTAGCGATACTGGTGCCTTTTTTATTGGTGGGGTGCGTCAGCCTGGATAAGGCGCGCCAGCTTTTCGATACCGCGTCTCAGGTCTGTGAAATTGTCGACGGTGTTCGGCAGTGTCTGCAGAACTGATCGCCTGTAAGAGCAGAATATTTTGCTGAAAAATGAAGGATGCGCCAGCGTCCGGTAAGCATGAAATTCTGTGTTTGTGGCTACTCAATAAAATAAATTCTTTCTGTCGCCGCGAATACTCAAATGTTGATCAGTGCCCGGTGCGGCGACGGGCTTCGATATCAGGAGACGATGATGGAAAAAACAGAAAACAAACCGATTGTAATTGGTGCTGATGCTGCTCCGTTTAAGTTTGAGTTGTCTCAACTGGTGGAGATGCGTATCAGTGATGAATGGGGTGAGGTTAAAGCCCGCGCGCAGTATGCGGATGGCGAAAACCAGTACTTGATCCACTACAAAGCAGCTGATGGTCGCGCCACGACGGAGTGGTTTGGTGAGTCAATGCTGGAAGCAACAGAAGATGATCGTCATCCGGGTTGTCCGGTATTTGCCGGTATGAAATTACCGGAAGGTGCAGTTGAACTGCAGCCGGGTGAGGTGTTCGTAATGACAGACATCATTGATGGTAAACCGCAGTATTCGCGTATTGAAATGAATAGTAAGAGTGCTCGCCTGATTCGTGAGTAACAGGCATTACAGCAGCCCTTCACTCTAAGGGGTTGCTGTAATGTGAGAAATAAAAAACCGGTCACAGGGAGCAGCTACACAGAAGCGACCGGCGAAGACCGCCAATACCACCCATGCATTGATGCAACATACTAATGACAATAGCCGCTATTGATGTAAATGCAATGTTATGCATCGACGAAAATAAAAAACCGGCAGGGGAAATCCATTGAAGATTTGCCGGTGGCAAAAGAGGGCCATGTTTTTAACCTTAGTCGCAGAGTTACGGAGTGCAACTACGAATGCTGCCGGTATATGGCTGAATGGCGTTTCAATGATGTACGTCATCTTATCTGTAAATGTTAATGACAAACGCTCTCATTTGTGCGGGTCCTTCCGGTGGGGTGGCCTGCCACGGGGCGGAAGGCGCGCGGGTTTTCGCTATTTATGAAAATTTTCCGGGGAAAATCATGTCGGTACTTCTCGAACATAACTATTTGTTTTTTCTAATATCGAATCCGTAAAAGGTCCGACATGAAAACGCCTAAAAAAGTCATTTTCGGGCACTTTCATGTCGGACCCTGTGTTTGTTGTGAGACTGTTTCATGAAGGTTAATAAAAAGAAACTTGCCGAAATTTTCAACGTGGATCCGCGAACGATTGAACGCTGGCAGTCTCAGGGACTCCCTTGCGTCTCCGGAGGTGGTAAGGGCGTTGAATCTGTATTTGATACCTCCATGGCAATTCAGTGGTATGCGCAGAGGGAGACTGATATCGAAAATGAAAAACTCCGTAAAGAGGTTGAGGATTACAGGGCTGCCAGTGAGGCAGATCTCCAGCCTGGGACTATTGAGTACGAACGCCATCGACTTACGCGTGCGCAGGCCGACGCACAGGAGCTGAAGAATGCCAGAGACTCCGCAGAAGTGGTGGAAACCGCATTCTGTACTTTCGTGCTGTCACGGATCGCAGGTGAAATTGCCAGTATTCTTGACGGGATCCCTCTCTCGGTACAGCGGCGTTTTCCGGAACTGGAAAACCGACATGTTGATTTCCTGAAACGGGATATCATCAAAGCCATGAACAAAGC